TCTTGTTCTTTTAGTGGCTCTTCTATAATTTTTTTTAGCTCTTCTCCCGTACGGAGTAGTGGTCTGTGTAGAAGAATACATAGCGTGCTAATAAAAAAATGAAAATAAAAAAAATATAAACCTAAGGTTTAGAAAAAAAAAGCGTCTAGCACTGCACTGTAATCTCTGGCGTCAAGCTTAAATAATAAGCCTATATCAGACCCAGTCTCATACAACACAACACTAGACAATTAAGTTATATTTCTTTAGTATATATAAACTCTAATACTATACCCTCGGCTTTCTATTATGGTTCTCTTGATATTCCTTATGCAACTCTTAATAAAGAATCAAATAGCGAAAACCGAAAGGGGGGTACGGGGGGAGGCTCTACGGCCCCCCGTTCTCTCACAGTGAGAGAGAGACCCTGTCATGTATTGCAAGGACTACCCTATCAAACAAGTCATTATGAGGAGTCGAGACCGATTGAGCCCGCAGATTTCCGCAGGACCGCGCTCGTCTCGAAGAGACTACCAAACAGTGTCCTAAGCGGAAATCGAGGACGCGATTGAGTGTTGAGCGACGAATTAATGACTTTTTTGTTTCCTGTCCTTTTTATAATTCTTCTATTACTTGTCAAATATTCTTTTATTATTCATTTAATACTCTTTGATATCTACATGAAATCTCATTTAGTTCATTCTTGAGAAATTTCTGAGAATGCCCTATGTCATATATATATATTATTTTCTAAGCCGAGGGTATAGTATTACCCCGAGGCTAAGCATCAGCATCAAGACATCAAAAGTTCGTGAACTTCCATTTTTTGACTTAGTGAAAAAATATGTCTTGTGTCAATAATTGGTGTTATACAATCAACAATTATACTGAAGATGACATTAGTCTTCTGAATAACCTTGATTGTAAATATATTATTTACGGAAAGGAAGTAGGTGAGAGTGGAACTCCTCATCTACAAGGTTTTATTGTTTTCAAGAGCAATAAACGTCTAGGTGCTCTCAAAAAACTACATAAAACTGCTCATTGGGAGGCGTCTAGAGGAACTGCCGCCCAAGCATCCGAATACTGCAAGAAAGATGGGAATTTTACAGAACGAGGCGATTGTCCTAAGTCTCCTGCTGTTATTCAAGCTGAAAGATGGAAGAGGACAAGAGAACTTGCGAGAGAAGGGAGAATAGACGAAGTTGATGATGAACATGCCATCAAATACTATAGGACTCTTAAATTGATTGAGCGCGACAACATGCCTAAGCCACCTGATCTTGATCATGTTTGTGGATTATGGTACTATGGCGACTCTGGTTCAGGAAAAACAACTAAAGCTAGGACTGAACATCCAGGAGCATACCTCAAGTCCAGAGATAATTGGTGGGATGGCTATAAAAACGAAGAAGTGGTCATTCTTGACGACTTTGACAAATTTCATATCAAATTAGGAGCTTTTCTCAAAGACTGGGCTGACAAGTGGTCTTTTAAAGCTGAAATTAAAGGTTCTTACGCTTGGATCAGACCGAGACTGTTTATTATCACCTCTCAGTACCATCCCAACGATATTTTTCAAGACTCTGAGACTAGAGACGCGATAAGAAGAAGGTACACTTTATTACATTTTAAGAAAGGTCAGGACCCTGTTTATGAACTGGAGCCAGTTCTCATTCAATTAAATGAGAACACAATAGTTACGCAAACAAAACAATAAAGTTTATTTTTTTAACAATCTGTATATCTTATTCTTGAGGTGTATGCTACTTTTGAAGTAGATAGAGCGTCTGTTTTATTACTTACACACCACATAGTCACTGAGTTTGCTAGGATTGCTCCATAATTAGTGTCTGCATTTCCTCTATACTCTGCTTGTACTCCAAGCTTTTTGTAGATAGTATATTCTCTATTTTCGTAGTTTGTTCCCCATCTTGCATTAAAGGCGAAGTCGTGCAGTATTTTATATCTCGAGGATGTCTGAGGATCTTGCATACATGTTACTGGCGCGTTTTCACCCAGCATAGCAGAATTAAAGTTCGGTACGTTTAAGTTGGCTTGTCTGTCTAGTACGATCATTATTCTGAGTACATCACTAGATTGGCCGTCTACAGGCTCAAAGAATGTGAAAAACTTCAGAGTTATATCGAGCATGTTTATTTTTGCTCCAATTCTGTTGTCAAACCCCGTTCCTTGCAACACATCGTTGAGAGGAATGTTATCTGGAGGATTTTTAAACTTGATAGTCGTAAACGTTCCTGCTCCTAGTGCGTTATTTTTCGCAAACTCTTTTATTTCACTTCTTTGGAATATCGCATCAGGTCTGATAGCTCCATACACCATCTGATTTTTTCTAGGATATACAGCCACAGTACCCGCATCAGTTCTTGTTCTTTTAGTGGCTCTTCTATAATTTTTTTTAGCTCTTCTCCCGTACGGAGTAGTGGTCTGTGTAGAAGAATACATAGCGTGCTAATAAAAAAATGAAAATAAAAAAA